GACGAGCAGGTCTCGACGTCCACGTGACGGCAGAATAGGACGTACCACCGGAGGAACCACGGGTAGCTTTGACAGGACGTAGGCCTTGTCCGGGGTGAGTCCTTCGCGCTTTAACGCCTGTACAGCCTTCAGCTTCTTCACAGCGTTGTCCAGTTTGTTCCCTGTCGCTGACGCTACTTCGTTTTCTACATCGCGTTGGTACTGTTCAAGGTCTACGTCCCGTAGACGGTGTTGGATGCCTTTCCCACCCTCCTTCCGAACGGCTTCACGGAATTTGTTGGCCGTCATGCCCAACATTCGACGAACGGGGTCCTCGAACGTGGGGTTCACGACGGGCTCGGTCAGGTCCACATGCCCCCAACGAGTCCCGGCTGTACCGCCTGTGACCACCGGGTCGAACAAGCCATCCCTTTCGGGAGAGAGGTCCTTCTCTTTCACCATGGTGGCTTTGCGGATGGGTCCAGCAGATAGTTTGGAGATGTCTGCGTCCGTGAGCGGTCCGAGCGTGACTTGTTCGTTACTCTTGTCCACCTTGATGCCAGCCCCCTGGAGCATGTTGACGAACTTGTCAGAGGTAAATGCAGTACGTAGCGGCGGTGTGGGGAGCCCAAGCTGATAGGCACGCCAGAACTCATCGTTCTTGCTGCTCTTCAACGTGGCGGCTTCTCGGACCGCGTTGCGTGCATTGTGGGCCAGCAGTGCGTTGATTTCCATGCGACCAAGAGCCTTGGCACCTGTCGCACCGCCCTTGGCAGGCTGAAGATTTACGTCGTAATCTTCTACGCCGCGAGCCGAGTAGTTGGTCTCGGTGGACTTGAAGAGCTTGTAGAGGTACTGCGGTCCCACCATGACGCCTTTGCCATCAGGACCCTTGATGGCTTTGCCCGTCAGAGGGTTGTAGACGACTTCCTTGTCCTGGAGTCCGTGCTGTTTGAGGAGCTGTCGTGCCCATTGCACGTTGTTTCGACCCGGCATGGACGGCACCGCAATGGGCTTGCCCGTCTTCCGTGCGACTTTGGCGACAGCCATCTCGACGACCTGGGCGGGGTTCACACGACTGTTGATCCCCGTGGGAGCCATCAGGACGTCCAAGGGGTTTCCCTGTTCGTCTTGCGGCATTTGATCGTCAGGTAGAATCATGGAGACGACGCCCTTGTTGCCGTAGCGCCCTGCTAGCTTGTCTCCACCGGCTGCGCTTTCCTTTGTCTTGACCGTGACCAGGGCTCGATTGCCCGTGCGCACGACATCGACGACTTCCCCGGGGGCGCGATGTTCCCAGGTCACGACCTGTTCACGGTATGGCGTGGCCAACGACTTGTGAAGTCGGCCCAGCATACGTTGTTCGGCCGTGGGTGCCGTCTTTCGAATGGCGGTGATGAGAGGATCGCCGGGCTGAACAACGGTGCCAGGTTTCACGATACCGGCGTCGTCCAGGTTGCTATACTGGTCGGCCGTCCAGCGAGAGCCGAACTGCGCTCTGTGTTTGTTTCGGTCCAGTGTGATGTCGTCGTCCAGCGGCAGCGCTTCTTTGTACATGTGCTCGCTGGTCAGTTTCTTTGATGCACCTTCCGAGAGGACTACCGCATCGTTGGTGTTGTGCCCGTAGTAGGCGAGGAAGCCTACGTTCATGTTCTTTCCGAGCGCGAGCTTGCCGTCTCTCGTGAAGTTGGAGTCTGTCAAGTGCTGTTGGGCTTCGACACGTTCTCCTGGTTTCACAACGACGTTGTTGTGCAAGTAGGTCTTGGAGGCCAAAGGGAAGTTAGTCTCGTAGGGGATCTTGATGAGGGGCGCAGCACCGAGCTTCACGCTGTCGGTCAGAACGTGTTCAACAGGTGCCATGTCCATCGGGTCCTGATGAAACACCATCGCACCGGTTTTCTGCTGTTCTGGTTGCAGATAGATGTAGTCCTTGTCGACCTTTTTGATGACGCCGGATACAGGTGCATGCGGTGTCACTAGACGCGCCAGTTCTTCTTCGAACGTGCGGCTCGGGTTGAAGGACTGTACTTGAACGAGGGGTTCTTCCCGGTCCACGAGCGGCAGCGCCTGCGTGGCCATCTTTCCGCCCATCATGAGTCTGTTGCCCTGCATTCCTTCTGGGAAGGGCACCGTGTTGGTTGCAGGGCTGAACATAGCGGCCGGATGGGGCAGTTCGTAGTCAATTTCGCTACGAGGTACAGACACCAGATTTCCGTTTCGGAGCGCAGAGACGCCAGTCTTCTTTTTAGCCTCTCCAGCAAAGGCGATCGTCGCAGTCTCCAGTTTTCGGATAGGCACGTCTTCGAGTTTTCCAGTACGCACGTTACGCATGAGCGTGTACATGTGACCTTCGTCGTCGCGTTTGGTGAACGTTGCTGCGCGAAGGTCGATGCCCGCCCGAAACGATTCCGGTGTTCTGGACGGATCGATGATACCGAAGTGCGTGTGGTGAAGACGACGTGCCTCCTGGGGCACGGCTCGTTCACTTCCGATGCCTCCTTCTCCCAACGAGGTGATGCGCACTGCGCTGTCGACGATCTCTACGGGGTTGATCTGAGTCGGTATGGCAGCGAGAGAGCTGCTCGTCACGAAGCTACGAAGGGTCCGGGTGAATGGCGACGATGGAACTATCTTCGACAGCTCCGGACGAGCGCCCGCTATTGTAGCTTTGACTCGAACCTTACGCGCCAGGTTTCTTCCTTCCAGTTGAATTCGTTCACGAATGAAGTCGTCGACGCCGTGTAACGTTTGGAACGCGAGGCTATCACGGTCATCCGTGTCGATTCCTTGCCGGTGAACATCCAGAATCTTGCGTGAAGCTTGCACAAGTGCTTGCGGATTGACGTGCGTGAAACGGTTGCCCAGGGTTTGCTGTGTGACCTCCGGGTCGAGCATCGTATCGCGATAACGCTTGCCGATTTCCCGTGCCTTGCTTTCGAGCGTCTCTGCGGTGCGTTGATAGGGTGGAACAAGACGCTGGTAGAGCTTGTCGATAGCTTGGTCCGTTTTGGGGAGGAAGCGTTGGTTCTGCTCCACAACACCCGACCCCCACTGTCGACGAAGCTCACGGTCGTTTATGCCAAGCTGACGTAGTAC